GTGCATTAGGTAGGGTTGCTCTGCAGTTCTTTACGTACCAGCTAAACGTAGGCTCTTTCATTGCCCGTAACTTTATTGGCATGATTAAACCTTTGCCCGGTGAAACACGTGTTGAGTGCATGCGGGCCTTCTCTACGCTTATGGCTACTACCTTCTCCCTAGGCGGTACATCTGCATTGTTTGGCGGCCCGATTGTCATTGGTTTTATATCGCTTATCATGAAGATGTTTAAAGAGGAAGATGAGCCTGACGAATTAAAAGACATTGATTTATATGAGCGCTTCAAAATCTTTTTGCATGAGCAGCTTGGTGATGTAACCATAGGTGGTAAGTCCCTTGCAAAAATCGTTGACCAAGGCCCACTAAACGCGTTTACTGGTTTGGATGTGTCATCGCGTATAAGCGTGAGTAACATTTTGACGCCGCCAGAAGTTAGGGCGGCTAGGACTTCACGCGAAGGTGTATTAAATTACGCGCAGCTATATGGCGGTGCAAACCTTCAAGCAGTCTTGTCACTTGCCGACGGGGTAGACTTGCTTATTAAAGGTGAGCACTACCGAGGGTTTGAAAAGCTTATGCCTTGGGCGGCTTTGCGCAATAAGATGACTGCTGTTCGTCAATACACAGAGGGCGAGAAGAGCCTTAGACTTGGCGATGATGTTGTAGAAGCCGAGTTGTTTTATATGGGTGAGTTAGTTGGACAGGCAGTTGGCTTGCGCCCCGTGCTTCTAAGCGACGTTGCGGCGGCAAACCGTAAAGCGTATGAAGTCGTAAATAAAGTGGTTACTAAACGTCAAGCCATTCTTGATCGACTTGACCGAGCCGATCGTAAGGGTGACGATAAAGCATACCTTGATGCGTTAGAAGAGCAGGAAAAGTTTAACGCAAAAATTTCGCTTGAGTTCCCAAGGTTGCAAATTAGCGAAGAAGATAGATACAACTTCATTCAGGGTCGTAATGAAGCTCGTAGAACTTCGTTTGGTGGGTTCCAGTACACGCCGCAGAACGAAGTCATTGCTGAGCAAATTACTAACCGTTCACGTGAGGCGTTGGTCAAACGGGAGAAAGAAGTAGAGGAAGCTAGACGTATTGAACTTAGAGGGTTAGCTAACAAATAAAAAAATCCCCAGTGATTAGCCGGGGATAAAAGGAGAGTAGCAACTGACTCAGGAAATCTCAAGGTCTAGTTTAAACTAAACCCGCCATACGCGCAAGCCCTTAATGCCTTCTTCTATAACTACTTTTGTAACAGTAGTCATCTTTAGCCGTTTACTTATTGCCGTAATTGTTTCCCGGGCGGCCTTCTCGTCAATGCAGGGTACAAAGAAAGAATAACCGCGCCGGAACTTAGACCAATCAATCTGATACGACACCGTCTCTATTTTCATCTGTAACTACAAGGGCGTCCATCTGTAAGAACTCGGTGGCTGATGCGTCAAACTTCAGCACCCGAACTGCGGGGGATACAACCTTCATGCCTTTGGACATTCGTTTGTTCACACCCTCTAAATAAATCTTGGCGTTGCCTAACTCTTTCAAGGTAGTCTTGTAGTTGATCTGCTGTTTGACGCAGAAGTCTTTAAATTGTTTGGCCGCGATAAAGAGTTCTTTGGTATCTGGCTCGTAGCGTATGAGCAGCTCTCCACGGGGCTCAAGCATGGGCATAGACTGCAGATTACTACGAGCATCAACCTCACCATTTACAACTAAAGCGTTAATAATATGGGCGTTAACAAACTCACCAAGGATTGTTACGGGTGTTGAGTTAGGGGCTTGGATTTCAAATCGCATCTCGCCGAGCATACCCTTGAGCCAGTCGTACACCGCTTTCATGTCGTAGTTGTGCAGTTCCAACTGAGAAGCAATTAAGCCACCAGCTATGTTACACGCCGACACACCTGACCAGAAACGTTCCTTCTGATTAAACTGTACTTCTCTATCGAGCCGAGCCTGAATCTTGCGCACCAAGGCTATTGCTTCTTCCAAGTTGTTGACTAGCCATTGAATGTAAATATCACCGGCATGACCAAAGTTCTCGCGCAGTTGATGGTCAAACATCTGCTTACCCTCTTGCACCTCAATGATGCCGTTGGGTTCAATCTTGTACTCAAGCAGACGCATGGACTCGCCATCGGGTGTATTCTTTGCCACACCTAACTTTTCGTAGAAGCTGGCGTTTGCCGAGCACAAAGTCATACCTTGCCAGCTAGTGTTGTTAACACGCAACGTATTGGTCTGCCCGTTCATTTTGTTTTTGCCTCGGCCTTGGCTGATGCTGTACGCCAAGTCAGAGAACTCCATACCACTTAGGTTGGTAATCTCGTCAATAGTGTTGGGCAAGTTGTTCATTACGCCGAGCTGGTGCATCTTTGCGTTGAACGTATCCTTGTACATGGAGGTCAAGCCTTTGGGTTCACCATACACACTGTTGCACATAAACAACGCTGTCGACTTACCTGAACCAGACTCAGGGTGAATCACGTTAATGATTGCACCTTCAAGACCTGTAAATTTCAACAGTGGTGAGCCAAATGCCGTAAGTGCGGCAAACGCATGGGGTTCAAGCCCCGGCCTAGCGTACATGTTGAACGCCTCTTTCCACTTCTCCATCGTGCCCTTGACGACTAGTTTTGCGGCAATATCTTTTGTAACGCTTGACGGCGGGCTATAAAACACTCCATCTTTTGTAATCTCTCTATCACCAAGGATGAACTTGCTGTTCCCCTCGACCCAACCAAACTGAGTTCTCATGGTTTCTGCCTTTTTAATGTATTGCAAATTTTTAATAAAGAAAACAACATACCTTGCAAGCAATTCGTACTGTGACTTATGGGCTACAACTCCGTTGTGTGCCAACTGTTTGCGCAACTCATCGGGTGACGAGATACCCATCGTAGGGATGCTGAACTCTCGAACACCGTCATGCGGTAGGTGCAAACGAAACAAAGCTATCTCACCAAGCTCAGGATCGCGCATGCGCTTGACTACATATAGGTCATGCTCATAAACAAGTTTCGGCTCGGCTTCGTCATCTTCGCTCTCAGGGCGAATGTAGACACCACCCTTCTTCCCACGAAAGAATGGAAACGGGTACTCTGGTATATGCTGTATCTCAACCTCACCGTCTTTATCTTCGACGGCATATTCGTTATCTTCTGCTTCGGCTTGTTCAATCTCAACACCGAGCATGATGGGCGATTTAATTTTGCCTCTATGGATGCAACCCTCGCAACCTTGCGGATTGAGTTTTGCAAATGTCGCGCAGTGATGTGGGCCACCTTTGCTACGTAGGTTGTTAACTTTATTGTCAACTTCTACGGCATCGTAGCCCTCATGTTTGTTTGACAGTTTATGTGCGGCTTTGTCTCCATCTACGCAGAAAGCTGCAATAGAAAGAGCGGAGCGCCACAGTGGTTCTTCAATATCGTTTTGGTTTTCAAAGCAGTGGTTAAGTTGGGCGCACCCACCTTCACCCTTCATCATGATCGTCTTAAACCGTTTGATCTTGTTACCCATGAGTGCTTCCATCATCGGGCTCATTGAGCGCGGAATGAAATCGGGTACATCGTCCTTTGGTTCAGGCGCACCAAGCAAGTCTTTAACTTCTTGATATGTCATGCGAGGCGTCAGTTCGTTTAGTACTGTTACCTCTTTGGGCTCTTCCTGCTTGAAATTGAATGTGCCGGGGATGCGCAGGATACGTGAAGCCTCAAATACTGAGGAGTCCACAATTAACCCTTGCTCAACGCACAACTCACGAAGCCTATTGGCTAGTGGCTCCCACTCTCGGCGAGACACTGTTTCTTCTAGTAGCCAGTACGCATGTATGCCGTAACCAGAACTTACTAGTATTGGCCTTGGTAAGCCGACCGCAATGCAGAACTTCTTGAACTCGTCGAGTCCCGTTTGCTGATCGAGATAGCCTTTGATAATGCCTTTTTTGTCGGGTACACCTTTGGTTGGGCCACAGTCAATGTCCATCCACAGAGCACGGAAGTATTTAGCATTTTCATGGGTGCGGTTGTTCAACGAACCATACTTGGCGCATCCAAAGAATACGTCAATCTTTCGTGAAACAAACTGCTGCGCTAGCTCTTCAACCTCTTCCTTAGTATCTACAAAATTCTGGTCAGGATACTTACCAATCCCCATCACACAGTAGCGCCCTTCCGGTGGCAGTACCGTATCGAGTAGATCGAAAGATGACATGTTTTACTTTATTTGGATGGTGGCTTGGGTATGGTTTATGTAATCGCTAATAGCTTCATCGTAGCTATGGTAGGGGACAGAATCCCCCTTGAACCAATTGTAGATAGTCATCCGAGTCACCCCGAAGAACCCTGCAACTTCGCTAACGCTGATGTTTGCGCGGATACAAACACGACCCAAGGCCACACCCAAAGACTTGATGCTTGCTTTTCTATTTGCGTACACCAAGCTTTGGCTGTAACCATAGGGCATATTAATCCTCGTCACTCCAAGCCTTCACCACAGAGTCAAGGTCTTTCTTGACAGTAGGCTTAGGGTCAGCTTTCTTTTCACGCTTAGTGGGTTCCTCAATAGGAGACTCAACTTTAGGCGCGGCGGCTTTCGGCGCTTCTAACTTGGCTTGCTTACCTGCCATGTCAGCTTGGTATGGTGTCATAACGACCATCTTCAGCACGTCAGGCTTCTTAGCTACTTCGCTAGTCACAGCGTACTGCGCTTTGTTAATGTAGCCAGTCGGCGTAAACAACACAGATTGGTTGTCGTTCTCTTCGTTGAAGCTAATCTGCGTAACAACGTAGTCCAAGCTCTTGCCGTTGTTGGACAAGTACTTAGAATAGTTTTCAAAGGTGTGAGTGTTTTCACCCGCGCCTTCACCAAACAATGACTTAGAAGCCAAGTTCATTTGATAGACTTCGCCTTCAAGTGAAGTACCAAAATCCTCTTTCAATACCATAGCAATACGGCGTGAGTACCGGCAAGACTTAGAGTTGCCCATGCCTGAACCTTTGATGTTCTGTTGGCAGTTGTCGCAACGCTCAGCTTGTGGGTTCTCTGCACCGGCATCCGGTGTGCGTCCGTCATTAGAGAAACAGTCGGGCGCAGTAGGCTCGGCATCGGGAGTCCATGCTTTTGCATAGAAGATACGGCCCACGGCAGGGGACGCATTAACGATGATGACGTCCAAGTTGCCTTTGACCTTCCCCATCTCTTCACCGCCGACCGTCTTACGGAAGATTCCGTTTTTGGGCACGATGCGCTTAACGCCAGTCTTACCGGCGAGTTGTTTTGTAAGTGCGCTAACACCTGCTGATTGCAGGAAGTCGGGCAAGTCTTCGTTGATGATTGTGAGATTACTCATTTCATTTTTCCTTTGAACGTCTAACTACCACGGAATAAGAATTCTCCACATTGAGGCCAAGTGGTAGAACTTCGGGATTCTCAGATAAAAACTCCTTCATGTTTGTTTGATGAAGTCTCTTCTCTAACAGGCCAAATGCACCGTGCTCCTCTATGAAGTCGTACATTGAATCCCAATCGTTCGTCCAGTACCGTGACTTTACCGAGCGAATGATTGTGCCGTGTGGGGTGCGAATGCTATCAGCATTCATGTCTTTGCATATATCGAGCATCTGTGCTTCTAACACTTCCGCTTGCTCTTTGAGGTCGTTGTCTTCAGCTTCAAACATGCGCTTGTTGTCGGCACGTTTATCTCTGATCTTGATGTAGATAGACGTTAGCTTTGCTAAGTCCATGGGGGTGACTCTATCCTTGACTTCTTCGTCCATCTGATTCTCCTAATGGTTGGGTGTGCGGCAGTAGCAGTTCACATGAAGCAGTGTTTTCAAAACATTTACAGTCAACAATGGCGCTAACCCATTGCCTACCACTGCCACACAAATACAAGTGTACTCTAACTTTTTACATTGTCAAGAGTTTCCGAAGAAATTTCTTGCTTGTACAGATCAATTACTTTTTGGTGGTTGTTGATGTTGCCCTGAAGCATCGTGTACATCTTTGCCTCAATGGGGCTACCCGTAATGTGTACGACTGTCATGTTATTAACTTGCCCGGGGCGGTCGATACGTGCGTTGGCTTGCAAGTACGTTTCAACACTTGTGCATGGAGCATACCAAATAATTGTGTTGGCGGCAGTTAGAGTTAACCCGTGTGACGCCGCCTTCGGTTGAATGATTAATACTTTTGGTTCAGGTTGCTCTTGAAACTGCTTGACAATATCTGAGCGTTTGTTTACAGGAACCGAGCCGTTAATTACTTCACACGTAATATTGTGTTTCTGCAAGTGCTTCTCAAGTAATTCAATCGTATGCGTAAACGGAACGAACACAAGCACCTTGTGGCTTGACTCTTCAATTACCTCTTGCACTACGTTGAGCCTATTGCTCACGTCAAACTCAATGACTTCGTTCGTATCCGTATACACCGCACCTCCAGCTATTTGCAAGAGTTTGTTAATTTGTACGGCAGCATTAACGGCTGATACTTCTTCGCCAGCAGCCTCAATCAGCATCTGCTTCTTCAGTATGTTGTAGAACTTTA